AATTTGATATGCGGAATATTCTGGACGCGTCATAAATTGCTGAATCTACCTCAATATTACATATCGTTTTTACAAATTGCTTCGTACGAACAATAACATCTTTAAATATCTGATCTCTTTTAAATCCTAGCGTTCGGCATGATATACCAATATGGAAGCCTTTAGCACCTGAGAAATATAAATACAGGTCATCTGGAGCTAACTGGTAAGCATCAAAAAAATGATTGATTAGCTTTACAGTTTCATTATATGCAATTTCTAAATCACTGTTATCAATGTCAATAAATACCACCGGGCAATATCTATCACCTGAATAGCCCGAAACTGATGCCTTTTGTTTAACGTGTTCATTAATGCCAGCATCGAAAGGAAATAAGGTCATGTAACGGACAAACTTACTGCCGACCGGTTGCACGTTGCCAATAGGTACTATCGTTCCTCTATTGGATATTTTGTTTTCAATTAGTTCAACGTACATTATTTGCCTTTCTGCACCATCTTAACATAGTACCGTATGAATCTTTAGGGTCTCTTTTAAACTCGTATGATTCAAATGCTATTATTTTATCCATCACTAAGTCTTTACCAAATTCTAAAACTAGGTTATAGTATTGTTGAGGTTTTAAAGGTTTAGGTGTAGATAATATTAACGGGTAATCTGACATGAAAAATAAAAATCTTTCTCTTATAGCTTTCTTGTCTTTATCTGGAATTTGTTTTTTGTCTTTATCTATAATATTAAGAACTTCAACTTCATATTCACTTTCAGAGTTTGCTTGTCTTTTTGCTTGTGGATTTGCTTTAATTTTTGCTTCAATAATCTTAGTAAACCCATTAAATCTATTAATAATACTTTCAGAATAATGCCTTATCCATTCCCCATCTATAATATCTTTAAAGTGATCCTGAATTAAATCCTCTGCAACACCCATATTTGAAACTTCAACACTGGTAATTATATCAAAGTTCTTAATTTTATTATCGCTTCTTATACGGTATAGTCTATTTTGTGGGTTTACAGATATACCAACCTTACATAAATCAGTATGATTAGACATTAAATATAAATACCCACTTTTACCATATTGTTTTGTAACAGAACTACCACCAGTTTTTCCAACCTCGGCTCTAATTTCACTAATTTCACCATCCTTTACCATTCTTTTTTGTAATAGATAATCTTCTGAAATATTTATTACATTTTCTTCCGATAATTCAATTAGACAATTTATGATTTCTTTACGATCAAAAGGCATTTGCCTACAAAGCATATCAGCAAAGTTTTCAAATTTGCTTTTCTTTTGCTTATATTTTTGCTTAAGTACTATTTTACCGTATTTTTCTTGTTTATGTAATATACACATAAGCCTAAAGTATAAACCATGTGATTGCATAGAACATTCTATTAGTTTTTCATCTGTTAAAACATCTTGAACATAAAGAGGTATGTACGGTTGATTTCTTAGTGCCATATTATTATCTCCAATAAAAAAACCTAGCATAGTCTTGTCGTGGGTAAGTAATTAACCCATCCTGTACCTCACGGTAACAGATAACTATACTAGGATTTATTTTATTATGATTTTTCATTACTTGAATTTCGACATACTATATATTGCAAATATCGTGCCAATTTACTACCTTTGACTATCAAATATTTATACATTAGGTTATTATTAAAGTGTTCATTATCGTGCAGTTAGTGTACATTTTCGTACAGTTTTAATCAAACATTTGCCAGTAATTCAGTTTATTGGCAGTTATTTGCATTTATCTATCAGTTCTACTAAGTCCAAGTAAACGGGGATATTAATTCCTATTGCATACATTACCTCAATATCAGCACCCTTACTTTCGCCTGGAAGCTGCGACTTGTAACTGGCGTAAAACATTGTTCTCCTGGTTGCCGATGGTGTATGGTGAAGCGATGTATATTAGCATATCTTTAGTTGGTTGTATAAATTATTAAAATAAACTTTGTTCTTTTTTGTTAATCTCTGTCTTAGCAAATCCAAACTCATCAATTTCCTTATTCCTTAATTGGATTCTTTCGAACCACTCATTTGCTACCTTATAGAAATCCTTTTTTATTTCAAATCCATATGCCTTACGCTTCAGATTATTGGCAGCTACCAAAGTAGATCCACTCCCAGCAACAGGATCAATAACCACGTCACCCTCATCTGTGAAGATTTTAATTAGATTCTCCAGAACCTTAATAGGCTTTTGTGTGGGGTGTAGCTTTTCGGTATCAGTATCACGAACCCAGTCTATAATATTAAATACCATCTTACCGTTATTATTAAACTTTGGTAATTTGTCACGGTAAAAAACGAGGGCATATTCAGCATTTCCAACAATCCGCATATTTGCCTTTAATACCTGAGCTGAAAAGTTTTTCCTAAAGACTAGGTTTATATAATTGTTTAATCCGTGACGTCTTGCAAGTTCAATCAAATACATCTGTTGATCGAAGGCACAAAATACAATCATGGCTGGTGCTTGTCCCCTTTCTTTGGGTTCTTTTTTTAGCATTTTACTGCAAAAATGCATAAATTCAGCAGGCTTAAAGTTTTTATCAGTATCAAAAAACTCACTATTTGCCTTGTCACTTTCTCCGTTTTTATTGTCACCATCCACATACCAAGATGGATTCGAGCCATAGGCATTTTTCCCTACATTGTAAGGAATATCTGCAATGATTAATTGTGCTTTATGTAAGCCGTATTTTTTGAAGTTTTGAAAATGATCGTTTATAAGCATGATTTTATTTTTCACAAATATATTTCCGTTTTCAATCTTTTATACATATTGCCGTTGAAATCAATCGTAACGATCCCAGCGGTTACATCTACGACCTTTCCATGCTCACGGTCATTGTCGATATAGAAGCCTACAAAGTCGTCCCTTTTAACTGTCAGCCGCAGGAACTCAATCCGTGCGTTCATTGTGACATATCCGAGCGCAATCAAAGCGCATATTACAATTATGATTATTAGTGGTGTGTTCATTTTATTAGTGTTAAACCGTAATTGATAATTTGTTTTTTTACATCAGCAGCAGCATAAGCAGCATAAGCAGCATAAGCAGCAGCAGCAGCATAAGTAGTAGCAGCATCATCATCAGCAGCAGCAGCATAAGCAGCAGCATCAGCAGCAGCAGCAGCATAAGCAGCAGCAGCATCATCAGCAGCAGCATAAGCAGCATAAGCAGCAGCAGCAGCATAAGCAGTAGCAGCAGCATAAGCAGCATCTTTTGTTTTCTTACATGGATTCTTTAAATATGCCCTCGCTGCCTCAATCGCTTTTCTTGGCTTATCATTATCAGGACATCTCTTTTCGTAAATATCGACAACCAATTCTGCCGCAAAAATAGCATATTGTACCTTTTGCTTTTTATTTATCAGTCGAACAATAAGCCAATTCGCCCAATCGAAACGACCGTAATCCATAATAGAATTAATCATTTCGTCAGCAGGCTTATTAAATGCTTTATTTTCCTCTCCTACCTCCATTGCACTACTACATGCATTTATTTTTTGTAGAAATTCTTTTGTAATCTTTTTCATGGTGTGTAATTTTATGTAAATATACGAAATTAATTGTTTAAAATCAATATTGATTAGTATTGATGTTTGAGAAGTCCATAATTAAATTATTTGTGACCATTGATCTGCCATTGCTTCCGCAATACCAGGGAATGTTTTACTTCTATTTACTTTTCTATTACCACAATTAGAATACCACTTTGGTAATACTTTGCCAGAAGGAGTTGTATGCATCTCACCTCTACCGACAATTTTAGTATGCTTCAGCTTTGGCAATCCTTTCAACCAGAGGCAGGTTGTCTTCTGAAATTCATCTCCAAACTGATACGGCTGAACGATCTGAGTGGGCTTAATAGGAAATCCATACTTCTCAGAGAGATCAGGAAAATGCTCCAGGATATATTTACCACTGATAATGTTTACTGGATTCTCAATACACACCTTATCGCAATTAGCATTATAAAGTTTCATAAAAAACTCGATACCCTCTCTCTGCCTTCCATCATTCCTTTTACCTTCAAAGTGCTTAGCTCCACTAATGGCTAGATGGGTACACGTAGGAAAACCTATAATAGCACCCCACTTATATTTCAACAGGTTAAGCACATCTTCCTGTATATGCCATTCAGGGTAACCTCCACTGCAAGGAAGAATGTCACAACTATAAGCCTCAATTCCTTTCTTACGGAACTCAACACATACGGCTTGACTTTCTTCACAGGCTAATAGTACTATCTTCATTTAATGGACTATATAGTTTTAATTCATTTCTTGTTTTGCAGCGTTCCAATATCTAAACTTTATTTCTCTTTTCATAGCTTTTGTTCGATTATTTTTACAAACGTTTCAACTTTAAACTGCCTATATATGCGGTGTGTCATATCCGTATCAATATAATCCTGGATTGACTTTACAGAATGTAATACCGTTGCATGGTTAAAATTACCCGTATCTTCGCCTATTTGCCTTAGTGATAAATCGGTATTCTTGCGAATGATATAATGAGATAACTGCCTTAAAAAGAAATACTCTTCTTTTCTACCTTTGCTGAATATCTTACTAGGGTTCTGATGAAAATACAAAGGCACTAAGTATTTCACTTTGTCGATTATATGCTGCCCGTCTGGACTTACCCGCCTTTCAAAATACTTCATAATAAACTTTGATTGTTTATCTGTGAATCCTGCTTGCTTTAATCTAGTTCTTGTCATGGTGTTATATTGTACTTAATTTGTATTATCGTTTAAATTTAGTTAGACGTATTTAACACGTTATACCTTTTTTCTGCTCTGTTTAGTTGCTTACAACAAAATGCAGTATTTCCAAACTCTTCATTGCTTGGATAAAGTTCCCGTTCAGGATAAAACTTACCAAATACTTCACCCCCGGATTGAACTTTTA